TTACTCATGGCTTTTCTCTTTTTTCAACGCCTCGATCCGTCCGAGAATCCGCGGTTCGGCGATGTATTTTCTGAATGTGTGAATCGATATGCGGAAGCGCGGTTCGATCGTCCTATGGAATATCTTGGACAGCGGCGCTCCCGTTCTGGTCTGTTCTTCTTTGGTGATACGCTGCACCTCGGCAACGCGTTCCAAGTAGACTAAATTCGGCTTCGGCATAGTTACGATGGTTTTAAGTTGGATAATATACGAGACCGTTCGGCGACCTTCACCCCCTTGCGCTGCAAGGCCCGAAGTTTGACGTAAAGCTCGCGCAGCTCGGCAATCGTCAGGAACCGGAACGGTTTCCCTGCGATGCGCGGCTGCGAGACGAAGGCGTCGACGCGAGCGAAGAACTCGCGCGACGTCTCCGAATAGGGTTTCTGGTAGAGTCCGAGATCTCTGAGCAGGCAGAGCACCTCGCTGCGGCTGGCCTTGATCGCCCTGTCGGCTTCGAGCCAAAGGTCGTTCCGCACGCGAAGGAGTTGGGCATCCGTCAGATCACGCAGACGCGATTTCCCGAACGGTTCCAGAATGTCCTCCTTACGATCCGTAGCACCCAGCCGCGCAAGATAGCCGTAGATCTCCCTGTATATTGCCGACCGATCCATGATTATGCCGTCTCCTGCTCCTTCTTGGGTTCGACATAGAAGGTCTCATCCTGATCCACGTAGACGCCGCACTTGGTCAATTGTTCCGCCATACCCTCTTCGTCGCGGTCGGCCAGAATCAAGTCCTTCGCCAGTGCAAACTCCGTTCGCACATAAGCGGGCATGAATGTTTTCGCCAGTTCGAGTACGGATGCCCAAGTGAAGCCCTTGCGATTTTTCAGTTTGGGATTTCCCGTGCGGAATCCGATGATGCCGTGCGTCGTCTCCATGCTGCGACGTTTGGAGAAGAGCTCCTCACGATGCTCCGTTGCGAAGACCTGCATCACCTCGAACGAATTGGTTTTGGTCTGCTGTAATTCGGCCAGCTCGTCGGCGTATTTCTCGCGGATCTTCGTGAACTGGACATCCATGTCCGCTTGAATCTTCGCAATGCGTGCGTCGGCCACAGCGTACTCGCCGAACGCATCTTCCATCCGTTCACGGGTGACGCCCGCGATGATCTGTTTCTTTTGTCGTGCCATATCCGTAAGTTTTAAATGTGATTGAAAGATTATTCGAGCTCCATTTCCGCGACCTTCTCCGGCCAGATCTCGAAGGGCTTTCCGCCGCCGTAGCGGCTGCCGGCATTGGCGACGTAGTCCTTGACGAAAACCTTGACGCCGGCGTCGTACTTGATCGACGACGCTGTCGTGCCTCGTGGATCGCGCCCGTCGGCATGGCTGGTGAAGATCAGCGTTTTCTTGGGGTGCGCGTTTCGGAAGGAACGATAGTCGTCGTAGTTGATTCCCGAATACTGGATCGAATCGATCACCACGACATCGGGTGCCGTGCGTTCGGCCATCACGGCATCGAGATCCTCGAAGCGCATTTCGATCGGTGCGATCATCAGACGCCGTGCATCTTCGGCATGGGCGTTTTTCAGTGCTCGCAGGAACGACAGACTCGGCCCTTCCTCCAACGGCATGTAAAGCGTGCGTGCGTCACCCATTGCAAATGCCTTGGCCATTTGTACGGCATAGGAGGTTTTGCCTTGCCGTGATTCTCCCCAGATGAGAATCGTCGCGCCGACCTCGACCTCGCCCAGATGATCCGTCCACTGCCGGCTGAGGTTGAATGTGCGGAACGTTCGAGAGGTAAGCTCCTTGACGCTTATGTATTTTCGCTTTCTCATTGCGCAAATTGCAGTTCGTTGTAGATCATACGGGGGTTCGCCTTGCAGCGACGGATGAGCTGTGCGGCGTTGACCGAAGTGTCGGCGTTGAGCTTGACGATCGCCGCGCAGTCTTTCGAAAGATACTGCATCGCCGAGGCGTCGTCCTCCGGCGTAGCGTGGTTGTACTGTCCGCCGAAGCGGCTGAACAGTTCCACGAAGCCTACGACCTCGTTGCTGATGGCCGTGTCGATGCGTTTCTTCAACCCGTCGGCACCCATGGCGTACCACGCGCAGCGGTACTGCGTGGCGTTCCACAACGCCTTCACTTCCAGAATCGATTCGCGTTTGAGATCACCCATCTCGTCGAGGATCACCAGCGGCCGTTCGAAGGCCGTGTTGAGCGCGTAGACCACGGCGTCGTAGAGCATGTCGTAGGTCTTGGCCGTATCGATGCCCAGCTGCCGGGCGATCGTGCGCAGAAGCTTGCGCCGTGTCTTGGCCTGCGAACAGTCGACATAAACTACGTTGCGGTGCGAACGTTTGTAGATCGTCGCGGCGAAAGTCTTGCCCACGCCCGCGCGGTCGACCAGAATCGCACACATGCTGCTGCGCTGGCACTCTTCGAGCTGCTGCGTGACGTACTCGTAGACCTGCGTGCGGGCCGCGCGCCATGTGTTGTCGCGCTCCACGCCCAGCACATGCGCCAGATGTTCCCATTTCTGGGCGCTCACGACGCCCTCCGTGTCGCCCTTCATCAGACGCGACAACTGTGCGGGATTGATGTCCAACGATACGGCGAACTGCGCGGCGCTGCCGCCGAAGTTCTGCCGCTGCTCGCGTAAGGCCGCAAGCACACGGTCTCTAAGATGCTGTTCCATATTTCTGTTGGGTTTTGGATAGATTCTTCTTGGCCTGACGGCGTACAGCGTCGAAATCGATCTCCGTGTCGACGTCGAACGGTGCCAGGTCGTCCACCGTGGTCGGGATGGCCACCTCCTCGACATCCTGCACCTCGTCGACGGCCCGAAGGTCGTCGTGTTTGAGGATGCCCACATGCGGCACATCCGCCAGATCGTTCTTAACCTGCGACTTGAACGCCTCGATGTAGCGGAACTGCTGCTCGCGGATTTCCAGATCGCGATCCGTCTGTTCGACCGTCGCCGTCTGATATGCCTCCAACGGCTCGCAACGGCACAGGAAGCGGCTGCCTTGGTACAGGAATACTTCGTTGACCGTGCCGTCCTCTTCGGGCAGGCAGTAGGCGTCCACTTTATAATTGCCGGGTTCCAACCGTCCGAGTATCTCGGGCGACGGTAGCACGAACTCCCGGCAGGCGGCCATGACGAACTGATTGGCGCGCACGCTCGTGCGGATCTTGTCGCCGATGCAGTAGGTCACAAGGGCGCGGTTCACGTTTTCGAGGTTCGGGTTGAACTGTTCGAGCAGCACCTGCCAGCGCGTCATGCCCCGATACTTTTTCTGATTGGGGTGCGGCGCCATGTTGTATTCGAGGATGTCCATGCGATCCTCCTGTACGAGCTGCGAATAATCGTAGAGCTTCTCCACGTATTGATTGTCGACCTTCGCCGAACGCTGCGTGTACCATTCGCCGCGTGCCCACCAGCGCCCCACGTTGGGGTGGTTGCGGTGTTCGACGGTCATCTTCTTCGAGCGGTTCATCGGCTCGGCGTACTTCTCGCGGGCGTTGCCCGGCCGGCACCAACGGACGAAGGGGAACATCGTCGACATCTCGTCGCGGAAATCCGACGCGAGGTGATGTTCCAACTCGATCTCCGCAGGCATGGGGAGACCTTTCCTGACAAGGGTGCGGAACATGTCGCGGAAACATTCGAGAAACAGCGCCTTGTCTTTCTTTCTGGAATAGGCCACACCCACGACGGCCGTCGAGGCGATGTCGTAGATGTAATAGGCCAAGGGGGCGACGCCGCTGCGATCCTTGCGCGGCAGGTCGCGGTCGTCGGCCGACAGGCGCGACAGCGAGAACTGCGGCCGCTTGCGGTGAACGTAGGGCATGTGATGGTCGGAGTACCAGAGCGAGTCGTTGCGGCGCTTGTCGACGGCAGCGCGGGCGCGGGCCTGGTTGAGATAGTTGTGGACGGTGGCTGCCGACAGTTCCATCGGCGCACCCTGACGGATGAAGGCGTCGCGGTCGAACAGCTCCCCGCTCTGCTTGTCGTAGACGGCGATGGCACCGCACATGAACATCTTGTAGTAGTCGTGCGTTTCCAGCCCGAAGGGTTTGTTCGGCATCGTGTAGAGCGCCCACAGCAGCCGCTCGATCTGCTGCGTCACCTTGCGCGAGTTGTTGTTGCCGAAGCCGAGATGCACGAGCGAGGCGTAGCCGTCGGCGATGAACTTCTCGTACTTGGCACGCAGCTTCGCCGGGAACGTCGGAAGCGTATGCTCCCACGCCTTGCGGAACTCGCCGTCGTCGATCGACGAGCTGATGGCCGACCACAACTCCTTCTTCGTGGTCTTCCGGCCTGAGAAACTCCGTGCGGCCAGCTTCGACGAGATGTACTCCCGCACGCCGCCCAACACCGAAGCGTTGAGCGTGTACTTCTGTACGTCGGAGGCTGTCAGCGTGTCGCCGGAAGGCAGAACCATCTCGGAGTAGAACGAACGCGCCTTATCGTCGTAGTGGATGAAATCGATGACTTTCGTCTTGATCGGCTGCTTCGTCGGGTCGCCGTGCAGCTCCTCCCAGGCGCGGCGGATGCGCAGCGGAAGACTCGCGTATTCATACAGTGCGGAGCAGCCCTTCGATGCTCGGCGCAACCGATTGACTTGACCGCGAGCAACGAGCTTCTTTAAATTGCTGACACTGAGAAATTCCCCCCCCCTCCTGAATTTTCAGAGGGTGCTGTCAGCTCCGTACCGCTGATGCACAGTATGCCTTTATAAATTTCCATGATATGTCGTGTCCTGTGCGGGGAGTCGAACCCCGATCTCACCTCGGCGGCGGCTCTGCCGTTGAGCTGCACAGGTACGGGCTGTGCCCGCAAAAAATCGCTATCTTTGTCCGTCAACTACAAAAATTTGCGATTATGAAAGTTCCGTTTCTATCGCCGTTACAGGCATCTGCATCTAATCGAATACCCAATCCGGAGCAGGCCCGTATTTTGCGAGAAATTCAGAGTAGTCGAGATACGCTGCATCAAGGATTTCTCCAACAATTGATAGTCGGCGGATGTGCGCTTCTCGGCATTGTTGCGTCGCTTGGCATACCTGACAGAACGATGAACATAGCTCGGATTCTGGCGTTATCGGCATCCATATCAATTGCACTCGGTATCGTCGCCATCGCAACCGCTTTATTCTGTCAAGTGCTGCGATTAAATCGTCTTCTGATGCGTTCACGTCGAGAAGTATGTAAACGAACCCAAGATACAGAACCAAAAGAGCTGATGACGCCTTTCGAAGCAGGCGCCGAAATCGCTGGATTCGGGTTCCTTTTTGTCGGGTTAGGATTGATCGTCGCATCGCGATTCTTTTTATAAAAATTCATTAGATATGGTTTCCGAATTCGATTTCCTGCTTTTGAAGACGCGTGTCGAAACGCTCGAACTCTTCACACGTGGTATGTTCAATGGCCAGGCGCAATCTATTCAGCAAAAGTGGGCTAATCTTCATCACTATCTGAAAATCTATCACTCAGAGTTGGCCACGCTATGTCGAAATCTATCGCTTTCTCCCGACAGAGATCGCGCCGATCGATTACGAGCAGAAATTGATTTGGCGTGTTCTGTATCATTCGTAAGGGGACGCCTGCAAGAAGTTGGTGAAACGCAGTCGACATACGGTATCGCGCATCGGATTGCGAAGATGATCCCGTACAACGAACCGTATCAGGAATCGCTCCTCGAAGCTGTGCGCGCTTACGCCGCCGCACATCCCGACGACCCAGAGGTTCGGCAGTTGTTTCACTGATTCCCCGTGTGCGGGAACTGTCTCGCAACACCTTGCAGATGTATGGCAGCGACACCTGATGCGGCAGCCTGCTCGAATCGAAAGTCGTGCCGTCCGGTAATACCGCACGGCCCTTCATGCGGACGCAATCGTCATATATGTCTCGGATAGTCGAAGCATAGGCGTCGCAGATTTCGACGTCGATGTGTTTGCGGATGGTGTGGTCGATTGCGAGGATCGCGCGATCGATCGGGTTCAT